ACACGGAGCCTACTCAATGGCAGACGAGTTAGGTACTCAACGTCCTAAAAATGTTACCACTATTAAACCTAGTGGAACATTGAGTAAGATCATGGATACTACTGAAGGATGTCATAAGCCTATCGGTAAGTATATTTTTAACAATGTTAACTTTTCTGTTAATGATCCTATGCTACCTAAGCTGAGAGAAGCAGGGTATCATGTGGTTACTAATCCTATTGATGAGCATAATGTTATTGTTACTTTTCCTGTAGCTTGGGAGAACATTAGGTTTTCTAAAGAGGGAGATAAATATGTTAATGACGAGACGGCTATTGAACAGCTGGTACGATACAAGTTACTCATGGATTCTTACGTTGAACAGAACTGCTCGATTTCTGTTTATTATAAAGAGGATGAAATCCCTGCTATTAGAGATTGGATTAAGAATAATTGGTCTAGCTACGTTGGTGTTAGCTTTCTTCCCATTACTAATACCGTCTATTCGTACCTACCGCAAGAAGTTGTAACAGAAGAAGTATACAATGAGTATGTTTCACAGTTAACTGATGTAGATTTTAGTGAGACTGGTAGCTCGTATGAAATAGAAAATGATGAGTGTGTTACTGGTGTGTGTCCTACTAAATAAAAACGGAATACATATTCCGTAAATATCGGGTCTTTAGGAGAGCCTTACATGGATTTTGAGAATGATATAGTTATTACCAATGGTCTAATTAGAATTCTAGAAGATAGATTTGGGTCTCATTTAGTTTACTCTTGTGATACTTGGGATGAAACTTGTGAACTTAAAGGTCAACTTAAAATTTTACATTGGTTAAAAGATAAACAGGAAGAATTAAGAGCAGCACAGTTTAAAAATACAGAACAAATTACTATTAATACAAGTTAGGAGAACATAGTGTTACACTTATTGTCTGTCCTTATGTGTGGGGGAGCACCAAGAATCCCCCCGCCTCCCCCTCCCCCTATTCCTCCTCCCCCTCCTAGCCCTCCAGCTCCGATAGCAAGTTTAAGTGCTAAGAGTCCTACAGAAAAAGCAGCTACTAAAGCTAAGACTAGGACATCAAGGAGAGCTACAGGTAAATCGAGGTTCAGGACTCCTGGTGCAGGTGGGCCAACTGGATTGAATATAGGTTAGACTATGTGTGTATCTACAGGTAATCGTGCTTTAGATATAGGTATCGGTGTAGCTGTGGGTGCAGCTACGGCTGGAGCTGGTGTGGCAGCTGGTGGTGCAGGAGGGTTGTTTTCAACAACTTCAGCATCTGTAGGTTCTAGTATTTTTTCATCTTTAGGTATGACTTCTGCTACCTTAGTACCACAAGCAGTTTTAGGTGGTGCTATTTTAGGTGGCGTAGGATCAGCTGTAACTAGTTCAATGTTTGCTCCACCAGAGTTTCCAACTTATGATACACCGTACCAGACAGCTCAAGTTCAACAATTTAATAGTCAACAAATAGACACCACAGGTAGTGGTGGGAGACAGGCAGCAGCTTCTTTAGCTGAGGCTATCCAAAGAAGTAGACAACGTAAACTATCTCAAGAAGACGTGGGTGATCTTAGTATTGACACGTCTGCTTTTGCATCCACAGGACTACAACTAGCATGACACCAGAAACTGCACTTAGTAAAAAATACAGTGACCTTGCTGTATTTAGACAGACATTCTTGGAGGAAGCTTGGGATGCAGCTGAGTTAACTTTACCTTTTATTCTTCCTAGAAATGCTACATACAATCAGACATTACCTACACCATATCAAGGGGTAGGAGCAAGGGGTATAAATAATTTAACAGCAAAATTATTATTGACTTTGTTTCCACCGAATTCTCCATTTTTTAAGTTTCAAATAGATGACTTCACGCTAGAAGAGTTACAACAACAACGTGCTCCGGTAGAAGAAGGACTGAACTCTATGGAGAGAGCAGTCATGGATGAGATAGAAGGTAAGGCTATGCGTGTACCACTCAATGAGTGTATACGTCATCTTCTCATCACAGGTAATGCTCTACTTCATGCTGATAAGAACAATGCTATAAGAGTATTTCATTTAGACCAGTATGTAGTTAGACGCGATCCTCAAGGGGTTGTACTAGAGGTCATAGTCAAAGAGCAAATGAGTAGAGAGCTGTATAAAGACTTGTTTAACTCAGCTCCACCTAAAGAAACTGGTACTTCTGCTGATGGTAATGAAAAAGAATTAAGTCTATACACTTCAGTTAGACGTGTAGGTAACAAGATAAAAGTAAGACAAGAGGTCAACGATAAGAAGATTGCTGGTACAGACTCTGAGTATCCTTTAGATAAGAACCCTTGGTTAGCCCTACGATACAATGCTATTGATGGTGAGGACTATGGACGTGGGTTTGTAGAAGAATACTTAGGTGATTTGAAGACAGTAGAAGGATTAAGTAAAGCTATCATTGAGGGTACAGCTGCTGCTGCTAAGGTATTGTTCTTAGTTAAACCCAATGGTACTACCAAGATGCGTACTATTAGTAACGCACCTAACCTAGCTGTTAGACAGGGTAACAAAGATGATGTCACAGTAGTACAAGTAGAAAAGTTTAGTGACTTCAGAGTAGCAAGAGAAACAATGGAAGGTGTAGAGCGTAGACTAGCTGCTGCCTTCTTGTTAAACCAAAGCGTACAAAGGGATGCTGAGAGAGTAACTGCTGAAGAGATCCGGTTTCTAGCTAATGAACTAGAGACTAGTCTAGGTGGTATCTATAGTCTTCTTTCACATGAACTTCAGTTACCACTAGTCAAACGAATTATAGCAGTCTTGGAAAGAGAAAAGAAATTACCTAAGTTACCTGAGGGTACAGTAGAACCTGTGATTATCACGGGGTTTGAAGCATTAGGTAGAGGTAATGATGCCAACAAGCTGGCTACTTTTCTTCAGACTGCCACACAGATTTTAGGGCCAGAAGCTGTACTAGGATATACTAATGCTAGTGACGTTCTTAAACGTCTAGGAGTAGGCTTTGGTATAGACATGAAGGGACTCATTAAGACTGAGGAACAAGTACAACAAGAGAGACAACAAGCCCAACAAGCACAACAACAAGCAGAGATGATGAAAGCTGCTACACCCAATGCTGTTACACAGGGTGGTGAAATGATTAGACAAGGAGCACAACAAAGTGAGCAGAACTAAAGATACAAATAAGAAAGAGAAAGTCAAAGAAAAAGATAAGATAGCTAGGTCTGTTACAAGTAAGGCAGAGCTAAAAGATGCTGAAGTAGTTAGTAAAGTGTTAGAGCAGAAACCTGAAGTTAGGACACAAGGTTCTCTCCCATCAACGTACACTAGGATACAGCTACGCAATGGGACAATTAAAGAAACTTATGGAGAACGATATGGCAAACCAACTGACGGTTGATAATGAGCAAGTAGATGTAAGTGCTGAAGAAGCACACAATCAAGAGATGATAGACTTGGTGGAAGAGAAAGAAATTACTCCACCAGGGATGGAACCTCAGGATAAGTTTGGTGGTGACTATGACAAACTTATGCAGAGCTACCAAGAACTAGAAAAGAAATTAGGTCAACCTAAAGCTCCTGAAGTAGAAGCTGTAGAATCAGACTTAAGTATACCTCAAGCTCCTGAAGTAGAAGAAGGTAAGTTTGATATGACTGCTTTACAACAAGAGTATATGTCTACTGGTTCTTTAACAGATAAAAGTTACAAGCAACTAGAAGATGCTGGTATCAGTAGAGAGTATGCTGATACATACATTGCTGGAGTCAAAGCTTTAGGTGAACAAATAGGTAACAATGTTAAAGCATCTGTAGGTGGAGATGCTGAGTATAGCAACATGGTAGAATGGGCTAAGTCTAACTACAGTCCAGAACAAATACAAGCTTATGATAGAGCTGTGAATAGTGGTGATGTTAATACTGCTATTATGGCAGCTAAAGGTTTACGTTCTGATTATACCAATGTAGCTGGTAGTGAAGGCGAGACTTATTCAGGCACACAAGCTGAACCTGAGGGTTCAGGGGATGTCTTTAGGTCTAATGCTGAAGTAACTGCTGCTATGAAAGACCCAAGGT